GAAGTTAATTAGTGTACGTTTATGGCGTTTAATAATAGCGCCAAGAGACATACTAATACCAGCGGCAGTACTCTCGCCATTAACTTGACCTGCAATTCCTGCTGAGTCAACGGCTCCTGTTGCCTGCTGTACCATTTGCTGCAGTGCTCCTGCTTGAGCAAAAGTGATTTGATTAACTTGACCAAAGTTAAACGGCTGAAGTACTTCACGAGGATCTCCGTTGGTTAAAATCATCTTACCGGGACGTACCTCAGGTTTAGCGCCTCGTGGTAGACGAGTGGCGTCAATAGCCATCATTGGGTGTATAGTGAGGCTTAGAGCATCAATACGTGCTCGTAGCTCTGTGTCCAAAGCCTTCTGAGAGTTATAACCTTTCTCACAGACTCCACGACCCCAAAATCTTCCGGGTACTACGTCCCAAGGGAAAGCTACTACAGGACGGTCCTGCATCATGTAGGGGTTAGCCTCTGCCTTCAGAAGTATACCTCCGTTAGCGACTACGACAACAGCTTCAACGTACTTAGGGCTGTCTTCTTCGTCTTCTACGTCGTCTTCACCAAATTCTTCGTCTATGACAGACTTAAGTAGCTCTCGTGGCACCAAACCATAGTACTTAGTTAAACGTACCTTGTCGTCGTTGTAAATAGTAATATCTTGGTCAGGCTCTAGGTCTGTATCAGGAGCAGCCATGCCTACATATACGTCACGGTACACGCCCTGTTCTTGTAACATTTCAACATGATGTCGGCTTACGAACTCGTCAATAGCCACACCTAGGGCGTCTTCTACAGACGTAGCCACAGGGTCAATTAGAAAGTTTTGAGGTAGAACAGGCTTAAGTTTTACTTTTATTCTTTCAGTAATACTGACGCCGACAGCCTGTAAGTCACCACCCATGATGGGCTGAGTAGCAGGAGCCATTTCTTTCATATCTTCGATGATGATTTCACCAACGCCAGTACCAAAGACTGCAGCGTTAATGAGACACTCTGCGACAGACTTACGTACCATACAGTCTTCAAAGTCTTCCGTAAGCTTGTTACGCAGGAACTGCACGTCTTGGCGTTCAGTGTCGCCCATGTTGTCACTTACGTCAAACCACTTGCCACGTCCAAACGTAGCTTCTTCTAGTTCTGCTACATTAGACTCAACTGCTTGCTGAAGTGCAGGAGAAATAATGCGGGAACGCTCAGACCGACGCTCACTGTCAGCAGGATCCCAGATGCCACGCCATAGTCTATAATATTCTTCAAATCTTGCTTCATAATTACTTTCGTAGTAGTCCCTCCAGTCTTCACATTTAGTAATAACCCAGTCTTCGATAGTTTCTTCAACCATTAGTGGGTCTGCTTCGTATAATTCTGTCATGTTAGTATCCCGCCACTATGTCTAAGATGTCGTGGTCATCAATTTCGTATTCGTAGTCGTAGGCCACGTTAGCTAGTTGGTCAATGTACGCCAAAGCGTCCACTAAGTCGTCATGAGTTAAAGGATCAGGAAATTGAAATAGCTGGTCTAGAAATCTACTGTTCCACTCGCCTTTGTTTAAAGTTATGTAGCCGTTTTCAAATCTACCTTGTAACGCCCACATTACCCTGTCGGTTTTCTTTTTGTTACCGTGTGTCAGTTCTTCTACTCTAAAAAACGTACCGTACTTCTTTTGTAAGTCCGTTAGAGGTGACATGACGGCTTGTTTAGCAATACCTCTTTCGATTCCCACCGACACGGGACGGTAGTCTCTAACGGCCTGAAATATCTTAGTTGCTGTTTCGTCAAGTGACCATCTACCGTATATGATATTGTCAACATACCAACCATGCTCACTGACCTTAGCCACGGCAATGGCTGTTTCGTCAAGTTTACTGTTCTTGGTTTTTTTCTTATTGACTTCTTCAAATCCTGCCAAGTCAACAGCAATGTAATAATCTCCTACTTCGGGCCTATCTTCACTAAACTGGACCCAGTCCTCTTTAAACATTTCTGACCCACGAGCTTCAAACGACGCCATAAACTCTTGGCGAAACGCATAAGAAGACATAGACTTTTTAGCAATGTCGATTTCGTCAGGGTCCAACAACGGGTTATCGTAAGAAGTAAAGTGCCAAGCTTTGTACGTAGGGTCATTGTCTAACTCCGCATATTTGTACAACTCGTAAAAGTGGTTCCTTCCCATAGGTGTCCCTATGAACATTGCACAGCCTTTTTGGTCGGCCAAGGCAGGTCTCAGGATCTGTTCAAATACTTCCGGTTTCATGTCGGCGTATTCGTCCATTACTAGGAACTTAAGGCTAACACCTCGCATTGTTTCTGGTCTGTCTGCACCCTTTAGACTAATTGTAGCACCGTTGACAAGCTTAATTTGCAGATTATTAATATGACTACCGCTGATAACAGGGTGCCCCAGTTCCAACAAGGTGGACCACATAATGTCTCTGGCTTGTCCCTGAGTAGGTGCGACGTAAAATACATGTCCTTTGTCTGCCTGTAGTGCGTTAACGATTAATAACCATGCTGCTAACCTAGACTTACCCGTACGTCGCCCAGCAGCTACTATTTTAAATCTTGTGTCGTCTGCCCAGACCTGTTGTTGCCAAGGCAGTAACTCAATGTTTAGGTCAGTCAAAAGTTTAACCTTGGTGTTGCTGGTACTAACTCAAAAGAAATAATACTGACAAACGTAGAGCCAGCTTCTGGAGTAAGACTTAGAGTGTCGCCTTCTTTTGCAACAAGAAACTCACCGTACTGACCACCAAACTCTAGGAACTCTCCAGAGTTAACGTTTTTACCTGATAGAAAATCAATGTTTACATTGTTGTGTACCCAACGAGCATCAATGCTTTTACTGCTACCTGTAGTGTTCGATATAAACAAATACGTAACTATAGCGTCGTAGCCAGCAGGTACGTCCAAGATAGTATTGGAAGAGCCTGCAGTCAGTGCATCACCGTGAGAAAACTTCATTAGTACAACCAAATCACTGGAGTAGAACCCCTAGTGTCCACATGTACAAAACCATCGTCAATGCCTATACCTGTGAAGCCAAGGTTCAAAGCATTGGCTACTATTGTGTAACGGTGGGCGGCATTAGTTATTTTTATGTCAGCCGCTATCCCTTGCGCATGTGTTCCCGGCACCGCTTTTTTCATTTCAATGGGGTGCTTGGTTGGATGACGGTAACCCGACGTTACCTCAAAGGGGAAGCCACATGCACCCCGCAATTGGTCTAACTTCTCTAGGAACTCTTGTTCCATGTTGTTGGTGCCAGTGACCTGACAGTCAAACTCTTCTCTCTTGAAGTGCTTAAGAGCCATCTACGACCTCTCCCTCTATGATGTCGTCGGGGGTGGTTACTTCTGCAGTACCAACACCAGTAATATTAATTTGGATAGCGTTACGACCACTGTCCTTGACGACGTCTTTTTCAAACGCCCCTACAGGCAGTATACGGTCCATAACTAACTTCCAAGCAGCAGCCTGATTTTTATGGTCGTTGTCCAAAGCAGCATCAAAAATAGTCTCTAGGACCTTACGTGACTTCGGAGAAGCCAACATACGTGCTTTGTACTCATTGATTATCGCTGCGTCACCCTTTGGTCGCCCAACTTGACCCTTGTTTCCGGGTTTTACAGCGGCTACTTCTGACTTCCGGGGTCTGCCACGACCTCTTTTTTTAACGACGTCGGTCATAACATAAATTATCCCTAATTACAACAATAGTATAACACAAGTTTTCACAAAAGTCAAGCTATTTTAGAGCTAAATGCTGGCTAACACATAACTTAAGTAAAATCAATAGGTTACATGATGTTATTTTTACCTTAATTTTCCTAATTTTGACTTATTTTGTGCGTCAGTGGCTACAACAATTATCACTGACAACATAAGCCCTCCCCCGGCCTAGTTATCCACAGGTTTTCCACAGGTTGTGCATAAGCTGTGCATAAGTTGTGCATAAGTTATCCACAGGTTATCCACAGGAGCACCTCAAGTTATCCACAGGTTTATCCACATGGCCTTGAGAGGCCCTGAGAAGCCGCTCACGGGGTTTTAACTTGAGGGTATACATGTGTATGCCTATGTAGGTCCAAATGGCTTGCCAAGAATCGTGCCAACATTGGAAAAAAATCATCAGCTGAAGAAAAAAATTAGTATTGGCACGAGATTTGCAAGGGCAAAAAACACGCCAAATAAAGATAAGTAAAAGTGTAAATATTCACACTGCAGTGTAACAATACTGTAACAATATGTTGGCATTATGAACTCAAGCCAAGGCAATCACGCCAAGGCATACAAAAGCCCAAGGAGGGCAACAACATGGAAAACGTAACAACATCTAAAGTATTCGGTCGAAGCATCATCATTCGCAAGCGCAAGGCCCTAAAGCGTCCATTTAGCTACAGCCAAGGCGAATGCTATCACAAGCTTTCAGGCGGTCTCTGGTCTCTCTATGTAGAGCATAAGAACGGACGGGACGTCAATATCAGCATAGACGACCGCTAAACAATCCAAGCTTCACGGGGCCTCGCTATATGCGGGGCTTTCGTGGTATCAGACAACTAAAAGGAAAACAGCATGAAGTTACACACTGCCAGCGAATGGTTTGAAGAAAAGACTAGCGGTTACGTTTTAGAAACTGAGCGAACAATTTATGAGATAGGCCGTACTCCAAAGCTTTTCGAAGTTCAGCGACATCATGAAGAAGAATTAGGGACCTCTTGGAGAATAGACGTATTAGGTTTTTTTGTGGGCATAACCCCAAACGTTTAAACAGTAGACTTAATCAAGCCCATAGCTTAAATTATGGGCTTTGTTAATTCTATTGGAGACTAAAACCATGGTTAAACTATCGAAAGCTTCAAAAATGCCGGGTCGGTCGTGGTCACTACAAGCGCTTGACACTTGCCCAGCTTCACGCAAAGCCGATGGGTCGCTAGTCGACGCATGTTCGGGATGCTATGCCACTACTGGCAACTATCGTTTCAAGAACGTCAAGGCCCCAAGGGAACACAATCGGGAAGACTGGAAGCGTGACGCATGGGTTGATGACATGGTGTCAGAATTAGACAACGACCGATATTTCCGGTGGTTCGATAGTGGGGACGTATACGACGTCAGACTTGCGTACAAGATTCTGGACGTAATGAAGCGCACTCCATGGTGCAATCATTGGCTCCCTACACGTATGCACAAGTTTAAGAAATTCGGTCCAGTGTTGGCTGAAATGTCCGCACTGGAAAACGTAGTGGTACGCTTGTCATCTGACAGCATTACCGGAGACGTCATAGAAGGCCCTCAAACGTCCACCATTGCGACGTTAGACAATGTCCCTAGTGGTGCCCTAGTTTGTGAAGCTTATTCACGAGAGGGCAAATGCGGGCCTTGTAGGGCCTGTTGGTCAAAAGACGTAGCAGTAGTGTGTTACATTGGTCATGGTAAGAGCATGGTAAAGAAACAAAACGACGTCATAGCGAGGGCGGCATAATGGAATTAATGATGTTTAGTGTATTGATGGTGGCGTGTTTTGGCTTTGGCTGGATAGTCGGGCATGCTGTAGGATACGAGAAAGGTATAAACGAGTGGCCACGACGATGATTGAACAATGGCAACCATGGTTTGACGTATTGTTACTACTTGGGACGTGTGTTATACTCACGCCCTTATTCATTTACATTGATAAAAAGGAACGCAACAAATGACAACATTTTACATGTGCCAAATCACTGGCAAATACTTCGAGGATACCTTAATTGCTAAAACAGCGGTAAGGGTAGCAGATTACCCTAGCGAGCCATCGTGGGGCATATATAAGACTCACGACGGTGCCGCTATACTTTGCGACTGTGACGTAGACCATGCACAAGAGGGGTTAGATAATGATAGTTGAAATGTTAGACGATAGGGTATCCATTGAAGCCCTTGGGTTGATCCCTCATTTCTTTGAGAGGTCGTTATACATCGAGGGGCAGTCCATACAGTCCGTAGCAAACAAGATGGATTCCTTGTACCACTATGGTGGCTTTGTGTACCCTTTCGAGGGCACCATAGTCGACAACAAAGGTCGTTACTTAGCGGACAACGACGAAGACGGCCCTTTAGATCCTATTGCCAAGATTACAAAGCTTGGGTTTACCCTTTGGGTTTACCCTTATGCAATCGTCGGGCTTACCGATGACAAAGGAAACCAGAAGATAGCGAGGTTCGATTAATGGAAATTAAAGTGTTGTTTTTGTTGTGGAGTTTTTGTATACTTGGGACTATATGGATGTTGATTAAGGGAGGTGACAGCGATGCCTAGGGAGTCTTGGGAAATTGCTCATGATGAGTATTACGATGATCTGGAGGCCGAAGACTACGAGGGCCTTGATGATATCTCAGCTTGGAAAGAGGAAGAACAGAAGGTTATAGACGAATTATGCAAACGTATGGAGAAAGCTTACAATGACGTACTATAAAGTATCAAACAAAACACCACCACCAAAACCTAATAGGGCAAAGTGGAAAGCTAAACTAACGTCGATGGCGGTGGGTGACTGGTTTTTAGCACCTAAGGAAGACCATTCGAGACTAGTGGCAGCTGGTAATACTTACCTAAGGGGTGAACATTCGCTGTACAAAATAAATGACAACGATTATTGCTTCATAAGGAAGGCCAAAGGTGACTGAAATTGCGAATTACTTTGCACTGTTTGTCTCTGTAGTTGTGTCTATTTGGTTTGTATTGTCAATAATTGATGCGTTACTATGGCCTTTTGGTACACAACTGCAAGACAGGGAACGTAAGGAACTACTAAGGAATCGAAAGAATGACGATAGATGAATACGCAACCGATAGTGGTATTTTAGATGACAACTCAGGCCCTACTGTAGACCCCTTGGAACATGCTATGGTCGAGCATTTGGTAGAGTTCGATACTGAAATGTACCGACTACAAAGCCGGAGAAAGTACACTGGATTATCTTACGGACACTTAGAGCGATTAATGATTGAACTACATGGGGAGCACTGGCGGGATGCGTTGTAAAGCTTGTAATAAAATACTAGAGGATTCTGAATTAACCAAAAAAGGACCAAATAATGACTTTCTTGATATGTGTAATTATTGTCTTTATGCTGCTGGGGCTGTCGAGGTAGATACGGACAATATTGTGGACTATTACCCAAATGAGGTATTTACAAATGATGAAGATTATGATACCCTCTTCTAAGGTATACTTAGGACATACTGAAGAAGTTAACCAAAGACGACACTACATAAGTAACCATAGGAGTACTTAAGTTATGGCGATTGACGAAAAGAGCATTTATTTGGTCGATGGTGGTGATTATCAAATCTACTGCTTAGGGTACACTCAGGCCCGCACAGTGACCAATGACATCATGAAGCGTGACCCTTGGGGTGGTATACCCTTTGTGTACGAACAGGACCAGCTTGAGGTGTCCTTTGACGACAAGGGCAACGTGGTTATGCCTAGAGTGACACTAGACAGGATTTTGTTTATTGCTAGTGACGAACTACCGCAAGTGGAGTCTGAATTATGAAACAGCCAGAGAACGACCACGTTAAGCACTTTGGTAACGACGGCTCTATTCATAACGACGCTGAGATCATTGTGTACTATGAGCAACACGGGCCAGCA